TCATCAATCACAATATCATATGCATCATCTTCTAGAAATTTGCCTAAAAGATGTTCGCAATCGTATTCTTTTTCAAGTTGAATAATCTTCATGATCGTCTCGTGGATAATGCCTTTTTTCGTTCGTATATATCGACATATTTCTGTTCGGTGTCTAGAAATTCATATATCTTGTCGAATGACATGAGCATGAAATTTGATGCTTCTGAGGAATATGCTTCTCTTCCAGCGGGAAATCCGAACACAAACAATGTCTCGGGATATTGTCTCATAATCCATTCTAGATATCTAAATCGATTTGGATAATCGGCTGGATGACATCTAGTCTCGGGTCCATAATTGACAGTTCCATCGTATATATTTCCCGTAGATTGAGCAATATCAGTTAAAAGAAAATCAAAACCTATACAAAATAAATAACCAGCGCACGGATGAGCTTGCCTGCAATAGCGCATCGCAGACATACCTGCATTTGAACGTGGTCTATTGGGATTACATTCAGCAGGTTCCCATCGTTCATCTTCCGGAGGAACAATGAGTTTGGATGCAAACGGCGATTTTCTAATTTCATTGATTATACCATCATCGATGGCAATAATTCCACTCAGTTTGTTTGCGATTTCTTCTTCGCGATATATGGCATTACAACCATACACCATATGTATAGTGGAAAATCGTCCAAAACCATTACGATTTAGATCAAATTCGCGCCGAGTTAGTCCATTACCAAGAATGATTGGCATATTACCACTCTGATGCTACTGACGGCCATGCTTCCTTAACTGCTTTCGGTGAAATATTAAGATCTTTGTTTTTAACTCGGATTAAGAGCTTAGCATCATCTGGATCGACCGATTCCAAAAGCTGAATAAAAATCTTTTCTTTCTTGATAGCAGTAACACCACGTCCAGCTCCTGAATTAATTAGATATTCGAGTTTACGATAATCACGATGAAGAACACCTTCCGCATCTGTTGCTTTTTCTAGTTCGGTATATGGCGGTGTTCCCGGTGGTAATTGAAATTCAACCAATGGATCGAGAGCATATCCAACGATACACTTGAGAGCAGCAGAACTGTATTGCTTTAACAGTTTTGCTTGTTTGGCTGGGGTTTTGGCGTCTTCGATTTCTTTAACAATTTCTGAAAGTGCACTAATCATAATTTTCTCCTAAAAGTCATTGAGTTTGGTTGTTAGATCGCGGAGTCTGTGAGCCATAAGATAATTTAATACACCACTCTTAGGGGGAATATCAGATTTTTCGAATGCATTCATAACTTGGGTTTGAATGTCCATAGGAATTTTATCTAAGTTCACGAGAGATTCATTGCGTTGATAATTTCTAAGCATTTCTTTCGTGCAGAATGTAACCGGATCATGCTCTAGAACCCATTCTGCAAGCTTCTTCTTATTTAGTGGTCGCTGACGCAAACCATCAGTAAAAGTGTTATCTGGAGATAAGAAATTCGGAACGCCATCTCCTCTATCCCCAAGCATAATATGTTCTCTCAAGGCTCGTTCGGGATTATCCGTTACAATCATCTTCTTAAGAACAGGAGAATATTGGGCGACATTATGATACTTCTGGAGCTGAACAAAATCCTTATCTCCAGATACAATAAGAATTGGTTCGACGCGAAGCTCTTGTGGATTTGTTTCACCGAACTTATGACAAAGAGAAGCGATCACGTCATCTGCTTCTGCATGAGGCACCTGAATAAATTTATATGGAAGATATTCTTTTATCTCTGCCTTGATAGTATGCAAAATCTTAAAGAGTTCGTCCCAGTCGATTTCAGATTCTTCTCTGTCTTTTTTACGATGTGCTTTATATTCCGGAAAGATATTCTTGCGCCAATAATTCTTATCATCGCAACAGATAATAAGATCACCATAATCGCGATAGAACTTACGACGATACGACACAAGGCTAGAAATAACCATATGTCGTATTAAATCTTCTTCGGGCGATTGGCGCGGTTTCAAATGCATCATAACATTTGAAATCATCACTTGGGATAAATCTACTAAAATCATAACATGATTATAAACTTATTCGGGATTGTTGTCAAGATCCATATCTTGATCCGGTTCAAATGATGGTGTATCGATTCCTAATTTTTGGGTCATATGATCTGCAGTTACTTGCAGAGGATGATTTTCATTAATAGAACCATACAATGCCGAACGAATGAATTCCATACCCAATGAAAAGCGTTTTGCGAATATAGGATCGCGAATATTCACTCCGGCTGCATGAAACGCAGCCAAAAGTTCCGATGCTTCCTGCATCGACACCATATCATAGAAGCCTTTTCGATTTTCACGAATTCTTTTCTGCACATCTGCTTCAAGTGGTGGGCGAACGATAGCCTGTTTGGGGAAATCAAAAATCTTGGCGTTCATTTTGTTGCCTTTACGATTAGAGTAAATTTATTCACTCTGCCATTACAAGGAACTGGTTTAACCTTGAGCTCTCTAAATGTATTTAGTAAAGTTTTCGGAGCAAGCTCAATCATTGCTTTAAGTGTTTCGGGTTTCCGAATTTTCCGACCTTCTGATGTTTCGGAGAAATTAAGAAGAGTTGTTCCCTTAACGAGAATTCCTTCATTTGTGTCGGCAACATAATAATATAACTGACGTGTTTTAGTATTATACAACCAAACTTCGCGAGCATTCAAAAGCTTTGTTGGATCAAGGCTAGTGAGTCCCGTGTCTTTATCTTCCTGAAGATATTGAACGCGCGCAACAAGTTTTTTAGCATCCACTTTCTTCTTTCGAATCTTGCGCACTCGCACGATCTTTTGAGTTGTAAACGCAACGACGAAATTATTTACGAATTCACGATACTTCTTAAGACCGCGTGGTTTGTGATGAGAATAGGCTTGTACCAAATCCTTATCGCTTTTGTTAATCACTCCATCTAGTTCTGAAACAAGATCGGTGTAATAACTGGCGACATATTCAGATTGTTTGCGATTAAGATTTCTCGTCTTAGCATATGCAAACACATCAAAGTCTGATTCATATTTGAGAAGGAACTTATCGATTTGTTCTTCCATATCACCTATGGTTGTATTAACCACTTCCTGTGCGAACACGGGAGTGATGTGTTTCGCAACTACTTCTTCTTGTTCTTGTTCGGTGAGTTGTTTGATTTGATCTGAGATGTATTCGGATAGCTCGGAATTCAGTGTTAAGCCACGAGATTCCATCCGAATAAGAGACGCCAGTTTATTGGTGATCTGATATGGTTTGGCTTTACGAATAAGTTTTGCTTGGTTCTTATCCACATACTTGGCGACAATTTCTTGCCGTTCCTTGGGATTAAGAACGTAATTATACCAATTATAGGCTTTACCTAACTCAAGATCGGTATATTCTTTGCCTGGCTCCCATTGTGGCTCATCGCCCATGAGACGCTGTTCATGTTGCTTAACGCGAATTGCTTTTTCCATACTTTCATTCTAACGTATGGCAGAGTGTTTGTCAAGAAGATTTAGAAGCCAGAGCGCCCGAAAACTTCGTTCACTTGATGGCGCACTTCGATCCATTCGGCCTTGTGTAAATCTTCGATGTTGCGGCTATTAGTATATGTCATGGCAGATCTAATTCCCGCCTCAATTCTCGCAAGAGTGTGTTTTACATCACCACGAAAAGGAATTGTTACCTTCTTACCTTCTGCCGAAGAAGAATCACGATTTTCATAGTGTTTATCGATCGCTTCTTTTGATGCAGATCCGTAAAAGCTTGTTTGGAAATTTTCGACGGTAGCACCACCTTCTTTGTGCCCGGCGAGCATACCACCAAGCATAACAAAATCAGCTCCCGCAACAAATGCTTTTACAATATCACCAGGATTAGTACAACCACCATCAGCACATAGATAAACAGGCTTATGATCTGCAGTATTGAAATAAGGATTCTCCCATTGTTTTCTCCACTCATTACATTCGAGAATTGCTGAAAACTGCGGAACGCCAACACCCGTCATAATTCGCGTCGTGCAAACTGATCCTGGTCCAATACCGATCTTGATGATATCTGCTCCGGCGTATGCAAGTCTTCTACATCCATCAGGAGTTGCGACATTTCCAGCCATGATGATTTGATTCGGATATAATTCGCGAATCTTTTTGACTGTATCTGCTAGATCTTGAATATAACCATTTGCAATGTCGATATTAACAAATGGAATGTCATAGTCTCTTTTAAGATCAATGAATCTTTTAATCTCATTTTCTCCGGAACCTATTGAGATCCAAACATGACCATTGTATGGATGATAACCATCCATTGAATCGCGTCGAGTGAGAGCACACATCATATCTTGTGTTGCCATCGCGCGGGCCATATCCATTGTACCAACTCCATCCATATTAGATGCGATGATAGGAATGACGCTGAATTGCAATCCGTGAATGTTAAAATTTCTTTGTAGAATTGTGTCTCCGCGAGAATTAACAGAACTGAGTTTGGGTTTAATCAGAACATCAGAGTAATCAAGATATGTCATATAACCAAACTCATCAATCCATAGAATAAACAAAACATTCCAATATAAATTGTAACTATAGTAGATAAAATTTTCCCTCGTCTATATGATTCGACACTACAGAAGAAGAGGATTATAAACAAAATCAAAAGCATTACAGACATTACAGACTCGCCAAGAAATGATTCCATTGAGCAGTGCGAAGATCCCAATTGTAATAATTGTCGAAATATGCTTTTTGGAATTCTAGTTTGTTCTTCATAGCTTCGGTCTTAGCTTCATGAATAACAATATTCAGGACATTCGCGAATGTTCCTGCGTGTTTATTGTAATCTTCTTCGAATCCATACATAAATGCGAAGTTCGCACATGTTTCTGGAAGAGCAGCTAGATTTGGACATACGACATGACATTTCGCGCTCATGGCTTCGATTACGGAAATACAAGAAGTCTCTGGCCAGATGCTTGGATATGCATAGATGTGTGCTTTCTTAAGAGCATCTCGAACGACGTTATTTGGTTGAAAACCATGATATGTCATTTGGGGATGATCTTCAATACGTTTAAATAAATCCTTGTATGGTTGGTCTCTTTGTTCCCATCCATAAATCTTGAATGATGAGAACACATCAAGATGAATGTTATCATGAATTTCCGATAGACGTTCCATAACAGGAACGAGAAGTTCTAGTCCACGATGCGGCGTCGTGTGATAGATGATTCGGATTTGTTCTGAATCTTTATCTTCATTCTTCACATCGATTGGATCGATAGCATTCTGAATAACCATTCCCTCTTGATATGGAACACCCAATCCCATATTATACATGTTTTGAGAATAATTCGAGACGAACACGAACTTGGCAAAACGTGCGCGGGATTTAGGATCTTTCATATGCTGAACTTCCGGATCATCCCATGTATCATGAAGAACTAGAATGTTCTTCTTATCCTTGGAAAGATATTCATCTCTCACACGGGAATGAATAATATTAAATTTTCCCAGAAGAGAAGGATCGATCCTTTCTAGGATTTTCCTAGCGACCATTTCGGTCCCGCCCTGGGAACCAATATGTTCATATGTCCCATTTTGGGCTGGTTCGAGATCGGTAGATTTTTTAATTTTAAGTTTCAAAACGATATATCCTCTTCTTGCAATGCAGCCCTAAGACTATCATCAACAGTCGGCACTGATTGGGGTCCGATCGGTTGGCCATTGTCTCTTTTCATAAATCGATCACGATCGAATGTTAAAACTGGATCTTTTTCTGGAATAGTAGTGCTTTTGACGACTTCAAAATATCGATTATCAGTTGATGTATCAAATCCCCGATCGACAGCTGCCGAATTCAATGTCGTGATGTGTTTATAAAATTCTTTATATGTATCGGCAGATGCCATAAATCCCTTCTTTTCATATTTCTGAATACGAAGAAGAGTATTATGGAAATTTCTTCTCGCATGAGAAAAAACAATTTGTCTCGAGGAAAGATCATTTGCTGATTTTTCCGTGCAATGATATCGCATCTCCATCTTATTATCATGGCGTTCAAATGTAATCGCATGCTTACACAATCGTAGATCGAAGTCCCCGAAGACTTCGCCGATGCTTTGCCAATTACGATAAATTAATTGGATTTTAACACCATAAATGGTACATTCATAGAACCACATATCATTGTGAATTCCAGAAATAAATTCACGTGAAACGATTGCTCCATTTTCGCGCGATAGATAATCATCTGCAATTAATTTAATCGTATTCGTATCATTGACAAAAATATCCCAATCATTAGGAGCAGACGAATCAAATTTTAGGATATCTACAAGTGATCCACCAGCTAAAGCAGTGCCGGGATACTTAGTCAAAATATAACGAACAATATTTGGGATTGAATGTTCCAGCAAATCCCATTTATTCTTTTCATTCATCATGAAGAGCTCTTTACATCTTGAAGATAATCAATCGAAACAATAGAATTAATTCGGAAAGAACGAAATTCATGTTTTTCAACATCCCATACAGCCAGGATATTAGGATTTTCCTTCCGTGTCTTTTCCACGATAGATTGATCATATCTGTCATCTACTGGCAAAAGATCTGGATGAAGTGTGCACTTCATGATACGTTCAGAGCCATCGGTCTTGGTAAATACAACACGAATAATTCCGCGTTGCGCCAGTTCTAAAATATCATTCTTATTCATTTCCAAAAATCCTTTACATATTTCATACTACCGCGAACAGCATATTTTAGCAAGTAAAAAAAGAAAACGAAAGGCCAAAATATTGCATATGCCAAAGACGGGCTCAATGCATTAAAAGTGGCTCGCGATGCGAATGTCATAGCAAATATCACAACATAAGTAAGAATCGCCATATCCACAATCATAATTACACCTGAAAGATAGAAATTTCTCTTTTAAAGTTTGGGAAGCATTGAATTTTCGCCGCCGTTAATTTCCCACCAAAACAACATCCCGTATCTAGATTCAATCGTTGTTGATGGATCGTGGGTTTCTTAAGATCGAATACGGAATGACCGTGTATGATGAGCCAATCATTCATATTAGTGTATTGATTCCAGAATTGATCCGCGAAGAATGATTCATTTTTAGTCCAAATACACACATCCTTCGATAGATTCGGGAAATCCTTGGGGTAAAAACCTGCGTGAACAAAGAACAATTTATATTGATCTTCGCGATGATAATATGGAAGATATTGCATCCACACCAAATCTTCAATTGGTCGATCTTCATATTTCTGGGTTCCATATGAATCTAGAGTTTTATCTCCGCCATTCATAATCCAAAGATGCATTTCCTGGCGGCCATAATTATATGCATCAATCATAAGTTGTTCATGATTGCCAAGCAGATTGATGCATTTATATTGTGATGCCTTTTCCATTGATTGGAGAAGTCTCACAACTTCTTTCGATTTTGGACCACGATCGATATAATCTCCGAGATGAATGATCGTAGCATTTTCTATTTTATTATCGGCGATATCTTTATGGATCTGTTCGTGTAATTGTTCGAGTTGATCGAACATACCATGAATATCACCAATGGCATAAAATGTTTTCATTTAAATTCCTCTGGATTTTCTTTCTTAAGGCGCATCATACCGCGCAGCAAATCTGCCACAGTAATATTATATTCTACATTTGAATTCATACCACTTATAATGGTGACTTTATCATCCATTTTCAATTCACTTGATTCGATAGATGAAAGAACCCCCTTCGGAATGGTCTTTGGTGCCATCATCTTTTCCGACGATATCCCAGCATTATTAATCGCCGCCATGTCTAAAAGATAATTTAAAACATCATCATCATTCATTGTTAATCACCAACTCTAAATCGTTATAATTTTTAATTCTAATGTGGTTTGGAAACTGAGTTCCCTTTGTTAGAGTAATTCTGATTTCGCGACCATTATCGATCATACAATAAATCGTCACATCTTCTTCGAGTGGATTTGGAACGGGGATAGAAATGTTTCGTGTATATTTTCCAAGAAATCGATAAAAGATCGTGGATGAAACACTCCAAGATTTTATATTAGTCTTTTCGATTAATGTTTTGTAGGCGATCGTAATTTCTTTGAACTTTTCTTCATGAGATGGATTTACATCTGGATGATATTTGAGGCACAGCTTTCGGTATTGCGCCTTGATCTGTTCTATCGTCGATGAATGAGGAAGATCTAATATCGCATAGGGATCTTTCATTCTTCTCTCCGCGCAAAATCTCTACGAGACACTCCAGACTTATATCCACTCATAATCAATTTCTTAGAACCACGAGAGCCGACGTCACGTTCGGTGTCTTTAGTCGATGCGCGAACTTTTCTTCGAAGAAAAGATTTATTCCGTTTGATATTTTTTTTAGACATAAGAACTCCCGACAAGCGAGAGGGACTCGAACCCTCATAAGAGGATTTGCAATCCTCCGCGTAACCATTCCGCCATCGCCTGTTAACACGAACCAAAATGGAAGCTTTTGAATCCGCCATCATCTTCGAAGAAACTTAATTCATCAAGACGCTTTTTATCTTCTTCAGATACTTGCTCCGCATCGATACACAACCAAAGTTCATCATGTTCGCAATGTGTTGGCCATTCCATATTATAATCACTGGCATATTTCTTTGCAATTTGAAGTGCTTCGATAAGCGAATCAATTGTTAACTTTTTACTCATCGTCATTTTCCTGCATTTTATCTAGAGCCAGAAGTAATTCTATTCTTTCTTGTTCCATCAAGTATGAAATATATCCATACTTTGGTTCTGATCTAAGAATTTCCTTTACACTCTTAAGGCGATCTTCGAGATATTTACGCTGTTTATTATTGAGTTTCATAACATATCCTTGGTGGGGAGAATTGGAGTTGCGCCAACGGGGTCCAAAGACGACCGATTTACAGTCGGTTCCCGCCCTACTACGGGACTATCTCCCCAAATGGCTCCGGGGGTTGGGATCGAACCAACGACACTCTGATTAACAGTCAGATGCTCTGCCACTGAGCTACACCGGATTAAACAAACAATTGAATGGTCGTATTAGAAGCTGTGAATGCCAAGATCATTGTCAATACGATAAATACACTAAACCAAATATATTCTTGTTCTTTCCAAGCTACAATTGCATGGCCAATACCTGTGATGATCAAGAAGAGCGTGATTGGCCACATCACGATAAGAAACAACAATTCAATCATTAATTTACTTCATTAACACTTCAATGAACGGAATAGTCGAATTGATCCCTAATATCCCTAGGACGATCACACTACCAATTGCAAATAACAATATAAATCCATCTTTAGTTTCACGGAACACTTTCCATTGAATATACCAAAGACCGAAAGTCGCGATCCACATCACTGCGAGGAAGATACAATACATTAAAAACATATTTCACCTTGAATTCATTTTCATGTTCTACCAGCGTACCAACCAAATGGAACACATTCCGATTTATCAATTTTGCGATTCAAATTTCCATCTGTAATCCAGATTGTACCATATTGAGAATTCCATTGCCCTGCTTGTTTTATTTTATTTTTAGCAGATATTTTTGCTTTAGTTTCATCGGAATGTTTTTTCCCTGTCCATCCATTATTTTTACCAGTACGAGAAAC